TCCGCACCCGAAGGACAGCCGCCACCCGGTTGCGTCCTACGAGTTCGAGATCACGAATCCCTTCGACCGCGGCGACATTGTGGGCGGCTTTGGCTACCTCGAATACGACGACCCGACACAGAACGAGCTTATTGTTATGCCCATGGCTGCCATTCGCAAGCGTATGCCCAAGTACGCAAGCGCCGAGTTCTGGGGCGGTACGAAGCAGGTTTACAACAAGGAGACCGGCAAGAAGGAAGACACCACCGTGGAAGGCTGGCTGGACGAAATGTGCCGCAAGACCCTGATCCGCGAGGTTTTCAGCGCAAAGCACATTGTACGCGACCCCGAAAAGCTGGACGAAGATTACCGCGTGATGAAGGCCAGAGAGATTGCCTATGCCGAGATCCAGGCGGAGGCTGAGATCCAGGAACAGGCCAACACCGTTCTGATCGACACCGCGCCGCAGCCCGCAGCGCCCGCAAGCCTACCGGAGTCCAAGAAGACGATCCAGGTCGATGCCAGCACCGGCGAAGTTCTGGAACCCCAGGCGGCGCCCGCGGCAAAGCCCACCAGCCGGAAAGCAGCCCCGGCACAGTGGGACGTTGCGGAGCCGGATTTTTAAGTGGACATTCGGCCCATTGCCAGCGGCAGCAGCGGAAACGCCTATTGGATATCCGACGGCAAAACCCCGCTGCTGCTTGATGCTGGCATCCCGATGAAGGCAATCCAGATAGGATGCGGATTCCGTGTGCGGGAGCTGGGAGGCTGCTTTATTACGCACTGCCACGGAGACCACAGCAAAGCCGCAAAAGACCTTCTGCGCTACGGCGTGGACGTTTACACGGGCCAGGGCACCGCAGAAGCCTGCCGCCTGGAAGGCCACAGGCTGCACATTACGCGGCCGCTTGAACAGTTGACGGTTGGCACGTTTCTGGTTTTGCCTTTCGATGTGGAACACGATGCGCCGGATTCGCAAGGATTTCTTTTGGAATCTACGGCGACCGGAGAAAAGCTGCTGTATTTCACAGATACCTATTACCTGAAATACAGATTTTCGGGCATTACCCACATACTCGGAGAGTGCAACTACACCCGGGAACGAGTGCAAGAAAACCTTGCGGAAGACACGCTGCCAACAGTTCGGGCCGCTCGGTTGATGCACAGCCACATGAGCCTCCAACACCTGGTTGAATTTTTGGAGGCAAACGACCTTTCGCGGCTGAAACAAATCTACCTCGTGCACCTTTCGGCTGAAAATTCGGACGAGGCCGAAATGAAACGCCGGATTCAGCGCCTTACCGGCGCGGAAGTGTACGTTTGTTAATTTCTACGATGGAGGACGACATGGCCGGGGTAAAAATTGAACAGGGGACCTTGACGCACCGAAAAACGCTGCGCCTTAAAGGCCTGCTGGGGATAGGCGTCGCCCAGGCGGTCGGCCATCTTACAATGCTCTGGGTATGGGCCGCAAGCAGCACCAAGGACGGCAGCCTGGCGGGAATGACGCCGACGGAAATCGCAGAGGTTTCCGGGTGGGCAGGCGAACCGGCCGACTTTCTGGCGGCCATGATAGATGCCGGTTACATAGACGAAGCACCAGACGGTTTCCGGCTCCATGATTGGGCCGAAAACACAGGACAGATCGAAGCGGAAGCCCGCCGGGAGGCAGCACGAGAACGGCAACGGAGATTCAAAGAGCGAAAGCGGGCAGAGAAGGCCGCAGAGGCCGCCAGGGCAGAAGCAAACAAAGTTTCTGCACCAGCACAAAAACCGCTTGTCGTAGCCCCGCAGCCGCCGCAGAGAGCGGAACCGCGAACGGACCCGGAACTGGCCAGGGCTGGACAATTTTACTTGAACAACATCAACCCAACGCCGCCACGCTGGGAGCTTGAAGACCTGACCCAGGCGGTCGCGGACTTCGGCGCTGACGTGGTGATCCACGCAATGGAGATCGCCCAGAGGAACAAAGCCCCGAACTGGAAATACGTCCGCGGCGTTCTGGCCCGGTATAGGGACAAGGGAGTGAAGGACCTGGACGCGGCCGTGGATGCAGGTAAATGGACAAAGGAGGAAGCACGAAATGGAAAAGCTGGGCGATATGATCGCCAGCGGGACGCAATCCCGGCAACCCAAGACCTCGCAGGATTCCACACCGCGTGAAACCTCCATCCTGGCAGACGAGGCAATCCGTCGCGGCTACAAGATGGACAAACCGGCCCCGGAGCCGGAACACTGTAAATTCTGCGGCAAAACCCTGCAATATAGAGGTTTCCTTCTTCCGGCCATTTCCAAGACCCGCGTTTTTGGCTGGGATTCGCAGCCGGAGCGCTGCAACTGCCCCAGGGCGCAAGCCTACTGGGAGAGAGCAGAGGCCAAGAACAAGGCCGCAGAGGAGGCAAAGGCGGCAGCAGAGGCCGCCGCAGCCTTCAACCGGCGTATAAACCGGCTGCTGGGCGACAGCGGCATGGGCGCCCGATTCCAGAACCGGACCTTTGACCGCTTCCAGGTGACGCCGGAAAACCAGAAGGCCTATACCGCCTGCAAGGAGTATGCGGCAGCCTTCAAAGCGCAGATGCTTCCCGGCAAGGGTAAGGACGGCGAGGCAGTGCCCCCGCAGCAGGAACGCAACGGCCTTTTCTTGGTGGGAGGTTATGGCACCGGCAAAACACACCTGGCCGCAGCTGTGGCAAACGAGCTGATCCGAAACGGCACCCCGGCGCTGTGCATGACCATGATCGACCTTCTGGCGAACGTGCGCCGGACCTACAACGGCCAGGGCGACGAAGCGGACATTTTGAAGCTCTATACCGAAACCCCGCTGCTGATTATTGACGACCTGGGCAGCGAGGCCGCGACGGAGTGGACTTCATCCATGATATTCACCATCGTAAACGCCCGCTATGAAGCCTATATGCCGGTGATCGTAACGACCAACTGCGGCACCGAAGAACTGACCCGGAGCCTGACCCCGGCCGGATGCAGCGAACGGAACGCCCAAAAGATGATTGACCGCCTCCGGGAAATGTGCCTTGCAGTTCCCCTTGACGGCCCTTCGTGGAGGGCGAAATGAGCGCAGAGAATGGCCGATGCTACCGGATCTGTAAGACCTGCGGGAATCGCTGGAACGTGAGCCGCATAACAAAAGGCGGCGGTAAAACCTACGTCTGCCCCCTCTGTGAGTGGCAGAAGAAAATTAAAGCCCAGGGAGGACAGCATGAGAGGTTACAACACATTCGCAAACCGCGGCCGTGACTTTGAAGACTTCGTTATCCAGGTGAACGACCTATACACTCGCAGCGGCAAAGCTGTGGTCTACAAAGTTCCGACCGAGTTCCTACCGATACGCGACAGCACCGGCCAGATCAAGAGCTGCAAGGTGGAGCATAAATCTTGCGTTGACTTCCTGGGACGCTACAATGGCACCCCTGTTGCGGTAGAAGCAAAGCAGACCCACACCGGCCGAATTGATTTTGACGCGGTGCAGCCCCACCAGGCAGCCTTCCTGGACGCCTGGACGACCGACAAAGCGATGGGCATGATCCTGGTTAGCTTCAACCTTCTCCGCTTCTTTGCCGTTCCCTGGCCCTTCTGGCGAGCAGCCAGGACCGCATGGGCCGCCCAGAGAGGAACGACCAAGCGGAAACGCACACCGCCCACCGTGACGGCCTACGGCCAGACCTGGACGCCGCCGCCCATGGCGAGCGCAGCCCCGGAAGATTTTCTTCCGGCCTGGGAAGTTCACCTCGGCGGCCGCACTGGCCTGCCGTACCTGGAAACCATTGAAAAGCTGGAAGGAGTTCTGGAATGAGTGACGATATTTATTTAGCCCGTTTCGAGTATGCGAAGCTGACGGAGCAGGCCGCGATCCCCGTTATTATCGTGACGGCAAACCAGGACGACTACCCGCGGCGCTTTGTTGCCCGCCTTTGGGACATGAGCGTCCCGGCGAGTACCCAATACATGGTCCTGGAAGATACCCTGGAAGACTTACGAAAGGCAATTCCGGCCGAAATGAGCCGCCTTCCGGCAGCACCGGACGACAGCATTGTGGAAGCCTGGCTTTAAGGAGAAACACATGGAAAAAGTACGTTTTGAAGCCTTCAACGTTGAAGAACTGCGCGTCCTGCGCCGGGCCTGCTATGAAGCGGGCGCCGCATTTGGCGACCCGGGCCACACGGCCGCAGAGCGGGAAACGCTGGACGACTTGGCCGTGGAGATCCTCGGCGAGCTGAAAAAGAAAGAAGCAGCGGCCGCCCGGCAGACGCAGAAAGAACCGCTGGAAAAGACCATGGCAAAGGCTGTGGAGGATTCCGTGAAGGAAGTGGTGGACCGGCTGCCATTTGAACCGAAGACGTTCCAGCGCCCCGCACCGCATAAAGAACGCATTGTACAGCGGCCGAACATTCCCGCCATGGTGAAACCTACGCTGCCCACCGAAAGCACCCACAGAGCCCCGGAGGCGCCCACTGCGGCAAAGTTCACGGGTTTCTTGTATGTACGTTGCGAGAAGTGCGGCCAGGAACGCGGATTCTGCGCAAAAACGCCCATTTCTTCGTGCTACTGCCGGGAGTGCGGCGGGAAAACGGAGCTCAAAAATATGCGCCAGGTCAAGATCTGGTGCGAGTGCGGCAGCGCTTACCGCTACCATACGAACATCCAGGATGCCGCGTTTGATATGCCTTGCCTGAACTGTGAGGCTCCGGTGGCGCTTGAATGGAACGAGAATAAGAACAGATACCAGCCCATGAACAGCGAGCCCCCAAAGGCCCGCAGAGGCCGGAAATAAGGCGAAAGGAGAGAACACACAATGAGCAGCACAGACAACCTCCCGCGCCCGGCGGACAGCCCTTGCCTTAAATGTGCCTCCGCTGGCTGCACGAGCATTACTGTGGGCAAAGGTGGAGACCGCAAGACCTTCCCGGGCTGCGCGATCTGGCAGCAATGGTTTTCCGACCGCTGGCAGGGCTACCAGGCAACTGCCTACAAAATGAAGTGCCTTCGGAAGGCACGGGAGGAACGAAAATGAGCGAGAACGTATTTGTTGGAGCCGATTCCTTCCGCCGCCTTCTTCTTGGCGCTGCCGGAGGCTACGAGCTGCAAGGCCGCCATGAGGCAGCCGAAACCGTTCTGCGCGTCATTGACGCGCTGGACGAATTGACAACCGGCGGGAAGGGAGGGGACCGAGCGGACGAAGACCAGGAGGCCATGGCGGCTGCGGAAACCGTTCGGCTCTACTGTGAAAAGCGCCGGAAAACAGGATGCTGCGGCGAGAACTGCATCTTCGACAAAGGCAACAAAGGCGCGCTTTGCCCGCTTTATGGCAGCCCGATGGGCTGGGATAGATTCGGAGGAAAAGAAAATGGCTGAAAAAAGAATCGTTGATATTGGCCCGCTCCTGGAAGATCTCAAAAACGAGCTGGAAGACCTGAAAGGTGCAACGGAAGTTTTGACGGTTGAGGAGGCGGCAGAGGACGAAATCGAGGAATTGAAAAAACTGCTGGTGATTGACCCCCAAAAGATGATTCCCGCCTGGCGCGACCCCGACAAGGACCCTCCGAAGGTGGAAACCGAAGTGCTGGTTTTGTACCGGTGCAATGGCTATCTGGGTATTACAACGGCGCACTACGAAAACGGCAATGTTTTCTCCGAGGACAGCGAATGGAATTGGGAAGATCTTTCCGATTGGGGAACATACGACGAGGAGCGGGACGACTACCGAATCCCGGAAGGCTGGTGGGAATACCGCCACTTCAACCCGGACGACGTTTACAATAACAAGATAGACTGCCCCGTGGTGGGCTGGATGCCCTTACCCCCGGAGGAGGCGGCGCAGAATGGCAATCAGTAAGAAGATCCGCGAGGCGGTATACCAAAAGTACGGCGGCCGCTGCGCGTATTGCGGCAGGGTGATTGCCTACAAGGATATGCAGGTCGATCATTTCCGACCGCTGCGGGTGTGGGACGAAGCGGACGGCGCGGCAGATGATATTTCAAACCTTATGCCCGCCTGCCGGATGTGCAACCACTACAAGCGCGCAAATTCCTTGGAAGTGTTTCGCCGGTATATTGCCGAGATCCCCCGCAAGCTGCGCGGCGACTATATTTATAAAATTGGCGTGGCTTATGGGAACGTCGTTGAAAACGAAAAGCCGATTGAGTTTTTCTTTGAAACCGAGGAGGCAAAAACCAGCCCCGGAGCTGCCATAATGAGCCCGGAAGATATGGCCCATTATTTGATGGATCTTTGCCATTGCCGTTTGGCGGCCGGGAAAGGCTGCCCGGGCTGCCCATTTGATAAACCGACCAGCAACAACGGGGATGGAGAGTGCCGTTTGTACGTTCCTGACGATTGGGATTTTTGAGGAGGCGAAAAAATGAACATGGAAGAAACAGCCGTTCTTTTGAGCATCCGCCCGGAGTGGTGCCAAAAGATTTTTCGCGGAGAAAAGACCATGGAGATCCGCAAGAGCTTCCCAAAGGACTTCCAGGGCCAGCCCTTTAAGTGCTTTATTTATTGCACAAAAGGGCAAAACGCTGGATTCCGGCTAGAGCCTGACGGAGGCTTGATGCGGCTGGATGGGACCGTCATTGGGGAGTTTACCTGTGATCGCGTGTATGAAATCGCCCCGCTGAACCATGCACCGGACGACCTGGAAGCCCAGGCCTGCATGGACCGGGACCAGATCTGGGAATACACGCACGGCAAAGGCTATGCTTGGCACATTACCGCGTTGAAGACGTATAAAACACCGCTTGACCTGGCGGCTTTTCACCTTCGCTGCGAAAACGCCTTGCGCTGGTGCAATAACGGCGGCTGTGCAATGCACATTGAACACCCTGCAAACGGGAACTGCTGCGGGAATTACGCCTTGCAGCTTAACAGACCGCCGCAAAGCTGGTGCTATGTGGTGGGCCCTGGCGAGTGCCACAAGGAGCTCCAGGAACAGGTAAAGGCCACACTGGGCAGGCTTTACCCGAAAAAGAAGATCTCCGACATTCTGCCGAAGCCTGAAATTTTGGGCCAGCTTGCGGAAGAACTGGCGGAGGCTTCCGCGGCTGCGTCGAAGCTGCGCCGCAAAATTGATGGCAAGAACCCGACGCCGAAGACCTTAGAAGAGTGCTGGGAGGACCTGAAAAAGGAAATCGGCGACGTTATGAACTCCATTGATGCCCTTACAGAGCAAGACCCGCAGAACTACCACGAGTTTATGAGCGAGTGCGGCGAGTATGCAGAGCCGAAAATGGAACGCTGGCTTTACCGCCTGACCGAGCAGGAGGGGAAACCGTGAAAAAGAACTCCGTTATTCCCACGCCCTGCCCAAAGTGTGGCAGCCCGCTGATTATTGAGGCGACGCCCGCAGACGGCGGCCCGAAAGAAATCTTCTGCGCCCTGTGCAAATTCCACGCGGAGAGCGTGGAGGCGTGGAACGCGCAGTACAAGAGAAAGGAACACACATGAAAAAGAAAACCGTTCTTGTCCACCCCTGCCCGAAATGCGGAAGCAACTTCCTGGCGCACGGGAAGCCCTACGGCTGCACAACACCCCGGATTCTTGCCTGGCTTGGCAGCCTGCACGGCGTTATATGCGTTTCGTGCGGCCACTATGCGCCGACTGTGAAAGCCTGGAACAGGGAATGGGAGAAGAAAAAATGAGTAGTGAAGGTATTTGGAAGGCTGCCGCCTGGCTGGCGTCTGCTGCTGTGGCCGTTGCCTGCATCCTGAAAACCGGGAACGCGGACTTTTTGCAGATTCTTGCCTTTCCGTTTTTTGTTTGCATTTTGACTTGAAGGAGGCGGCGACAATGCCCGAAAAAAGCGAATTTGACAAGGCACTCGGAGAGTTGTACGACCTGACCGAATGGGAGAACGCAGAAGCAGCCCTTCGAGAGCTCCACGCACGGCAGCCGGAAATGGAACGGCTTTACATTGACGGCAAGATTTTGCCCGGTGAACTGCAAGCTCTGGTCATGGTGAACAACTGCCTTGAAAGAGAATTTATCCATCGGCAGCTTGCGACAGGCCAGCCGCTTCACCTGAACATTTGAGAGAAGGCACGCCCATGATCGAGAAAGAATCCATTTTTAAGGCTTGGACAATCGACCTCCACGAGCGCTTCCCGCACTGGCCGTATAAGAAGCCAAAACCGGGCCATGAGGGCTTCCGCCTTCTGGACGGGCCCGCGCCTGACTTCCGCCGCATGACCGTGGAAGAATTTGAAACCCTGCCCGCTGGCGTATGGATGGACGTCAAAAAGGCCCTGCCACCCCTGGAACACCCGGTTTTGACCGTGGACGCCTACGGCAACTACCACACCCGCACAGAATACACCGACACCCCGGAGGTCCCGTTCTGCATCACCTACAACGACGGCCGTTTCTGGCCGCCGATTGCATGGAGCAAGTTCGAGCCGTTGAAACAAGGCGGTGATTGATGAATGAGCGATGAAAAGGAGGACCCACGCATGGACATGGGCAGAAACAGCGAACATTACAGCGACCCCACACCAGGCACCGACTGGGAGAATATGCGCAGGGAAGAAAAGCGGCTGGACGCCGCCCGCCTTGTTGTGGTTTCGGCCCTGGTGCCGATTCTTCGCCAGACGGCAGAGCTTGCAGGCTTTGAGATTATCGGACGCATACCGCTGCGCGACAAGGCGACAGGGAAGGAGTACCGTTAAATGGAAGGATTTGATTTTTTCGGGCTGGCAGCAAAGGAGGGCAACGAGCCCGAAACCAGGAAGCTGCCGCACCGCATTCTTTTCCGCGGAAAGCTGAAAAGCGGCGCGTGGGCCTTCGGAAACCTGAACATTGACAGCAGAGGAATCTGTATTATTCGGCCGGGCGAGCACGTTGTGGGCAAATACGGCCGCGTAAACCCCGAAACTGTGGGACAGGCTACCGGCATCCGGGACAAGCGCATCCAGGACATTTTCGAGGGCGATATTTTGAAGATTTGCCATAGAACAACCCAGCCCATTGGGTTGGCCGTGGTGAGATACGACAAAAAGTGGGCTGCTTTCAGAGCCTTTTCGGTAGAACACCCGTGGTATTCTGTCCAGATCACAGGCCTGGACGAGGTCATGGGCAACGTTTACGACAACCCGGACCTTGCCAAAGGAGGGCACAAGCATGACGAAAGCAGAGCTTGAGACACTTTCAGAACGCTGGCGAAATAAATCAGAAAGCGCCCTGGAGCGATACCAGGAGACCGGCACGCAGAGATACTACCGGGAATACTGCAACGCCGAAGACCTGGCAGACGCATTGAAAATGGCCGCAGATGCCGCAGACGCCCACGCCGACAACATACACACAAAGGCACAGCTTGCTAATTTTGCATATAAGGCTTGGTTGATAGAACACACAGAGGAAGCGGAGAAGGCCCAAAAGACAAAGGAACTTTTGACCGAGCTTATTTCCTACGGCGTCATGAAAGGAGTAATCCGCAATGATGAATAAAAGTGCCATCGACTGGTGCGATTTTTCATGGAACCCCGTCACCGGCTGCAACTTTGGCTGTGAATACTGCTACGCCCGCCGCCAGGCCACCCGGTTTGCCGGAAACACCCGCCTGAACATGACGAACGAGCAGCTTAAAACAGATGCCGCCGGGCTTTACATTCTGGAACAGCCCTTCAAGAACTACAACGGCGCCGTTCTTCCGTTCCCGGCCGGTTTCGCCCCGACCTTCCACAAATACCGCCTGGGCGACCCGGCGAAGAAAAAGAAGCCTGCAAATATTTTTGTTTGCAGCATGGCGGACCTTTTCGGTGACTGGATTCCCGATAAATGGATCGAGGCTGTTTTTGAGGCCTGCAAGGTAGCACCCCAGCACAATTACTTATTCCTGACAAAGAACCCGGGCCGCTACCAGACCCTTGCAGCAGCGGGAAAGCTGCCGGAGCTTCCGAACTTCTGGTATGGCAGCAGCATAACAGGCCCGGAAAACAGCTTTTGGTGGAGCGAATACCACCACACCTTCGTGAGCTACGAACCCATGCTTAAACCCCTGGGCATTGCCGACGAGGACGCTGCCCGGAAGGTTGATTGGATCATTGCGGGAGCCGAAACCGGCCACCGGGCAGGGAAAATCACCCCAGAAGAAGGCTGGCTGGAAGAACTGGCAGCCGCAGCACGAAGGTCAGGCGTTCCGCTGTGGATCAAGGACAGCGAGGAGATCCGCGCTGTGATTGGTGGAGAACCCGCCCAGGCCTTGCCGGATGCGCTCAAACACCCTAAAGACCGCCCCACGCCGCACTGCGCAGAGTGCGAGCACTGTATTAAGACCCAGAAGGGCCAGAGAGGCACCCGGAAAGACTGCGCCATTGGATGGACGGCCGAAGGCTACGAGGACGGAGGCGCCCGCCACATCCCCACCAGAGGAAACCGCCAGTCCCCCGACTGGTGCCCGAGAAGAAAGGACGATGCAGAATGAACAGCCGCGAGAACATGGGCGCCCTGGGCACCCGTATTGCCAACATGGGCCAGACCCTTATGCAGACCGCGATCCGCACCGGCGTTGCCGCAGGCGTGAGCGCAGCAGCCGCACACATTGAGGAGGAACACCGGAAGGAGGCCAAGGAGCGCACGGACCGGCGCCTCCATAACACTCGCCTCCTCCTGAAAAACTACCGCCTTTTGAAACGGCACACCGCAGGCGCCATCTACAATGCCAAGCAGGCCAAGGAGAAAGAGAGCGCAGCCAGCATCCTTGACGGCCTGGAAAGCTACACCCGGGACGACAGCCTCTATATTGAGAGCATCAAACGCAGCCAGGAACGCACCCTCATTATTCTGGCCCACATCGAAAAGATGCTTGACCTGTACCGCGTATGGTGCCAGCAGAACGGCACGGAGGAGGACGCGAGGCGCTACGAGGTGGTCATGGAAACCTACATCCGGGAACCCAAAAAAAGTGTACAGGAAATCGCGGGCACTTTTGGCATCGAACGGCGCACCGTGTACAAGGACCTCAATGCAGCAATTCAGCCGCTTACCGCCTTGTTTTTTGGCATTGATGCCGTAAAGGCTGCCTAACGTGCACCAGGGTGCACAAATTGGGCACTGACAGGGCACTTTGAAAGATATATAATACTAGCATGGAGGCTTGAGGATGAATGAAAAACCCAATAACGGCACCCCCCCCCGCGAGGTAACGCCTGACGGCTTCAAAGTATACTGCGCGTATGACGAGATCGTGGAGATCGACAGCCTGAAACCGAACCCCCGGAACCCTAACCGGCACCCGGAGGCACAAGTGAAGATGCTGGCCCGCATAATCGGGGAACAGGGGTGGCGAGCCCCCATCACCGTGAGCAGGCGCAGCGGCTACATTGTACGCGGCCACGCCCGGCGCCTTGCAGGCT